AGAGTTCCAAGTGTCTGCGTATCAGATTCGCCAACGGAAATGCAAGCAATTGCATCCAGATATTCGCAGAACAGACGCAGGCCCATGATAGCGAACATGTCAGAAATTGCTCTCTCGTAGGTGCCCTGCGCATGGAAGCCGATAAAATTAGTAGTCGGATCCGTTGTGTAGCTAAGGCCAGCCTTCACGAACTCAGAATCGCCCGGATCAACATAATATCCGACGATATTATTGAGCGGGGTAGCGATAACAACGTTTTCCGGGATTTCAGAGCTTACGAACACAACCTCTGCACCCAGGAATTTCTTCATGTACTCAAAGCCGAACGCCGTCTGCAGTGTAATGTCAGCAGCACCAACGTATTTATACACATCCAGTGTATTCACCCACACTGCTACGCCTGTAGCCGTTCTTTTCATTTTTTTAAATTTGTCTTTGACTTTTCCGATCGCCATAGCAACCGCCATCTGCCAAGTACTTTCGTGATCAGTCAGAGAACCCGCCTTCAACTGTGTATACAGCTTATCCATGACAACGTTCTGCAGATCGCTTTTAAACTCTTCGTCTGTGTCCTGTACTGCGGCATCGTATCCTTTCTCTGCGATCGCCTCCAGGGTTACGCCCTTGCGGTATTTGTTGATCCTGATGGTATCGAACGGGATCTCTTCCACAGCGTACTGAGAGTACGGGATTTCTTCGCCCTCT